TACATCTTTTCATATTTTTGTCTTTCTCTTGCTAGTCTTTTATCTATTATTTTATCTACCTCTGATTGAGATACCATTGGTTCTTTTTCTTCTATTACTTCTTCAACTTTAGTTTCTACAGGTTGTTGTTCCTGTTCCGTTTTTTGCTCGTCAGCCATATTAGTCTCCTTTTTGCTTAAGATTTATATTATTTATCCTCTTCTTCAAGAAAATTATCATTACCCTCTTTTTCTACAAGATCAGGTATTTTTAAAAATAAACCCTCTAAAATCCAACCTATGTCTCTTTCTTCATTTTCAGGGACAAGCCTAGATAATTCTTTTATTCTGAGATAATCCTTTACTGTTAGATCATCTTTTTGAAATAATTTAAAAGCCTCTTCAAATTCCTTTGACATTTACATTCTCCTTAAAAAATTTAATCCATTCAGGGTCAACCAAATCTTTTCTATCCATATGGAACAAAGCAAAGTTTTCACAAAACCACTCTTGTGAGTTTGAGTCTCCATATTTTGTTGCTGAAGTTCTCATACTTTTTGTAATTTGAACTAATTTTTTTTCAATCTCAGGTCTATTATATCCCTTAAAAGTGTTTACAAACTTTTGTTGATGAATACTATGAGCAAATTCATGGTAAAATGTTGCCCTCAATTTATCAAGAGGGTCATCAAAATAATCATCAGCAGTAAATGGTCTATTATTTTTATTATCTCCAAACTTCCATTTACTAGATGTAGATTTTTTAGAGTCTAATCTCATATATTTAATATTTAACCCTAAAACACCATCTCCCATATTAGCCATAACTCTTGTCCCTGATACTTTTTTAATACCTCGTAGTGGTTGCACATCATATTTTTTTGCTAAATCATCTAACTCTTCAATTAATAAATTAATTGCGGCATAATCATTATTAGAATATTCAAATGTTGTTTTTGAGCCAAATCTAGTTCTTGTTTCTTTTTTGCTTATTTGTGTCTTTCCATAATCTGTAACTCTTCTTGCTCTAAATCTTCTTGCTGGTTCTTTTGTAATTGGATTAATTACATATCTTTTATCACTAGCATTTTTTGTAAATGTATCGTCTAACTTAGCAACTAAAGTTGTAAATCCTATGCCTTGTAATTGATTTGCTTTTATTCTACCTGTTTGTCTTGTAATAGTAGGAACTTGTATAGGTGTATCTTGAGGTTCTTCAGCATCAAAAAACTCATCAGCTACAGGCAACCAAGTATGTCTGCATCTATAACCACCTCTAACAGTAAATGGGTCTCCCTCAGATTTACCAGCCCACGAACCTTGCCAAATACTTCTAATCTGCTCTTCAGTATAAACTTTGTTTAAATGAGTAACACAATGAGGTCTTGAGTCTGTTACTAAAGTCCCTGTATATTTAAACTTATCAAGTCCAGCTTCTTTTGATTTATAAACTGTAAACTGACCATCAAACTGCATTACTGAGTCGTGAGCTATTTGAGAGGCATATGTACTCATTGGTCTACCTCTTCTATCTACATCTCCTGTAATTAAACCTCTCAGGTCTTTAACTATGTCATTAAAAGGCTTACCAGCTATTGCGTTTTGATAAACTTGATTTGATATTTCATTTAAGTATCTACTTGCAATATCTTCAAAACCAGCAAACTGTTGAAACTTTAGTTGATTAATAGTGAGTAAATCTACCTTAGTTAATGATTTAAACTTATCAGGTATATCTAAACCACCAAACTCTTCCATAAACTCATTTACTATTTGGTCATAATCCCTGATTAGAGTATCTGCTGTAGTTCTATATGTTTCATCTATGTATTGTTTTAAATCAGTTCTAAGGTCTATGGCTATCTTTGTTGAAACAGCATCAGCACCCTCAGTTACAGTAGATATTTGTGATACTATTCTTGCTTCTAAATCCTCAAGTGTTTTCTTGATTTGGATTTCGTGGTTATCTGCTAACCTCTCTAAAAACTCTTGTCTTGCCATTATACATTAAAACCTTTTCTCCAAGATTTTATTGCCCAAAATACAGGTTGTAAATTTACTTGTCTGCCCTTAGCTCTCATTCTTTTCAATGTAGCACCATGTCTGGCAAGGAATGATTTCTGCCTCGCTGGATTGTTTTTTTTTATGGTCATATTTGGGTCTCCAAAACGAACAACTTGAACATTACCTGTTTTCTTATTCTTGACATAAACCCCAAACTTCTTTCTTTCCCCTGAAGTTCTAAATGGTTTATTAAGGGTTACAGTTCTACCTCTATATTTAGCCATTACTTTTTACGTTTTCTTCTTAGGTCTAAATCATGCTTTCTTGAACCTCTAAGGAAACTATTTACTCTTCCCATAGACCATGCCGCCATAGGAACTCTTCTTGAACCAGCACTTAGAAAAGCACCTTGTCCTCTTCTATAAACTTTTGCAAGTGTTCCATAAGTATATCTTTTAGATGCTTTAGCTTTACGTCTAAGAGTTGCTTTTGTACTTGCTGATAAAGGTTTTCTAAATTTACTAGCCATTATGCCTTAGTCCTACTTCTTAATAATCCTCTAGGTATATATCCACCTGATTTATACATAGAAGAAACTCTTTTAATTAGACTTGCTCTTCTTGTTCTTTTTGACCCCTTTAGACCTGACAGATACTTTTTGGGTAGTCCTGAGTCCTTGTCTTTTGGAACTCTTTTTTTTCTTTTTTTCTTTGCCATTACTCTTCTTCGGCTGTGGGTAGAGTCGTCTGGAATTGTCCAATAGTAGTAGCTGTTGCATCAATCTCTTGATTAATTGCATCAATTTTTTCATCATCATCTATGACCGCCTTTGCAATTTGTTTATCTATTTCTTTAGTATAGGTATCTGATTTAACTCCACTAGCTTTAGCTGTTTGTAAAAATGCTAAATCACTTGCATAATCTCTTAAATCAAATGTATCAGGATAGTCTATTTGACCATCAAAAGTTTTGTTCTGCCATTTAGCAAAGAAAGACCAAATCTGCTCTTCAGCATTTTCTAATAAATCTGCTTTCTCTGATAATCTAGCATTAAGTAGTTGGAACTCTGTTTGTAAAGCTATACCTGAGTTTATTGTTTTCTCCGTTGCTCTAACAGAACCCATATGAGTTATTCTATTAATAGCATCTACTTTCATTTGTATTGAGTTCATAATACCATCTAAAGATTGTGCTGAGGGTTGTATAATGTAAGGTTTTAAGTCTGCTGGTAAATCTTCAGGCATCTCAATAACAGAACCAGCACCAGCACTAGCTTCAACATTAGGTGTTTTAACTAAACTAGGGTGGTTACTTAATCTTATAAGCTGTTCACACTCTGAATAATCATTGTAAATAGATTGTTGTAATTCTGCAACATCAGATAGATCAGATAATCCAATAGCTTTTCTTTGAGATTTTTGGTTATATAATATTACTGCTGGTATCTCATTCAAAGGGTTCGGTTGTTCATCTAATAGTCTTGGCTTAGAAGAAGTATATTCTTTCATGTAATCATCTACTTGATATGTTGTTATATCATCTAAAGACCAAACTTTAATTATGGCTCTATCTTCAGTTAAATCTTCTAATATTGTAAGAGAAGTTAAATAGTATTTACCATTAGGATATCTTGAGTATTCCCAATTCATAATATTATCGGCTGTGTAAATAGAAATATAGGGTCTAATATCTTGAGATAATTCCTCTGCTCTAGTATTAGTTATAACATTAGGCTTATCCATAATCGCCCAACAAGTTCCATAGATAGCGGCCTGAGTCTGCATTTCTTTAATAACATTGTTAAAGTTTCTACCATCTAAGTCTGCATCATCTAAAAATGACTCTAAATCTGGGTCTCCAGCTAGTGAACCATAATTTCTAGTAGCTGGAACTCTAAATAAAAAACTAGAATATATCTGAATAACATTCCTACAATGATTATCTAAGGGGGTAAATCCAACCCTTTTCATATACTCTTCGTCTGACTCTAGGATATATCTATTAAGGAAGTAGCCATTATTATAATCATCTCCACCTAAATATGATCTGTAATGAAAGTTCCATCTATGAAAGTTTTTCTCCCTCTTTGTATATTTGTCTTTCTAAACTTTTAATTAAATTTTTGCAAGATTTGGTTATGAAAAGACTTGACACTCCATTAGCATTTTTAAGTTTAGAATTTACTGCATTTATTCTATCTCTTACAGGGGGGTGCGTTGGTCTAACCTTAACATTGAAACCAGCATTTCTAAGTAATGATAAATCAGTTGAACCACCAGCACTTGTCTTTCTTTGTCTAGCGGCTGGGTCAGGATAAATCACAATGTTTCGTACTCCATATCTTGATTTTATTTCATCAATCATATCATTTGTATTTGCGTTGTATATTTGTATCTCATCAAAGACTATTAAATTATTATCTCTTACCTGAGCAATACAACAAGCCATAGGGTTATAGTTGAAGTCCATTCCAATATGTAAAACCATTTCTTTTTGTTCATATGTGTCAATAATGTGTTTGTTTCTATCAAAGTTATAATAAATAACTCCAGCATAATTAACAAATGTAGCTAGGTATTCTTGCTGAAAAGTTCTCTCATCTAAGTCATTCTTTGCTTGATCTATTTCTTCTTGAGTAACTTGACCACCCTCAATAGTAGTAAACTTAAAACTTTCCCATTCGTTATCTTCTTTTGAATATAGTTCATAAGACCAATTTCCATATCCTTTAGGTGTTCCACAGAACAAAGCTGAACCCATAGTATATTTATCAGAAAGTGTTGGTCTTATAACTTCATACCATGCTTCAGGTTTAATATCCTGTATCTCATCAAAGCAAACAAATGATAAACCACTACCCCTTAGACTTTGTTCATTCTCAGCACCTTTTAGACTTATTGTAGTCCCATTCCGTAAGGATAAGGTTAATTGTGTTTCATTTATTTTAGCTACCCATCTATGTTGTAACATCTTTTCTTTTAATGGTTTCCACATTATCTCTCTGCTCTGTCTATAGCTGGGACTAATATAAAATATCTTTTTGTTTGGAAATCTGCCAAACTTAGCTAATTCATTTAAGGCTACAAATGTTTTACCAAATCTACGACCTGATAATAATACTCTAAATCTTTTATCTGATAATATTACTTTTCTTTGTGGTTCACTAAGAGGCACTAATCAATAGACCATTCTAAAGGCTGACTATCTTCTCCAATCGGTATATCAGATTGACCCAACATTTGTTTACCCAACCATATAAGCATAACTGCATTTAGCTTTTCTGCACTCTTCCATTGTAACTGTCTAAGCCTTAGTTTCATCTCAGCTTTCCCTTTTGTTACATATTCGGAATAACTCTTACGGATAAGGCTTTCATCACACCCAAAGAAGTCAGCTATCTCTACATTTGTCATTCCGTATTTAGCTAGTTTTTGTACTTCCTCTGTGTCTATGTCGTACTTTTTAGGTCTTGCCATTAGTGAATTGTAATACCCTCTCTTAAAATTTCTTCTTTTTTAACTTCATGATACTGATATAAATATTGATGTGCTTCTTCCTCTGTATCAAAACCAGATACCTGAATAATAGCTGAAAACTTTCCATAGCTATCAGGAATAGTCATAAATAATTTTTTCAGTTCTTCGTCCATCATATTATTTTACACTAATACTCATCTTATCCATAGCTTCTTTTGATACTTTTCCCTGTCTATATGCCTCTACAATATCTTGATCTGTATCATTTAAGGTTCTAAATCCTTTTTGCCAAGAAGATAAATTTACAAATGGGTCTCTTTCTATTATACCAAAATCATCTTTTTTATCTAGTTTTTGCGGCTCGTTCTCCCAACCTTTATTATTTAACCATGTTCTAAAGTGTTGAATAAATTTCTTATCATCGTGGGAACTACAAAACTTCTTCCATTTTTCTACCAACACATCAGGTTCAGGCATATCTTTTAGTTTATCAAAAACCTTAAAGGCTTGTTGTTTATTACCTGTTTTATAAGTTAGTTTAGACCATATATTATTAAATATATCTATATTATTACTATTATTATGACTATTACTATGACTACTATCCATTTGGTTATCCATTTGGATATCTTTACCCCATCTTTTATTTGATGCTCTTCTTAGTTTTTCTGTTCTTTCTTGAACCCAACCTAACTCTTCTCTTTGTGCTTTTGAGTAATAACCTTTATCATCAGTTCTAAAATATGTTGCTAAAATATAATTAATCATCTTCTCATCAGCATTTTGAACAATTCTTTTGAGTCTTTCCATATCATTAGGTAGTGTGGCCTCATTCTTCCAAGCATAACAAAGTAAT